CAAAGAGATAGAGTTAAACAATATCTTGAAGAATTATATGTAAGACAGGGTGAATATGAGTTTTGTGAGACAGACGATAACATTGCTTATTACACACAAAACTCACCAGATGAAAATAAAATAATTTATTCTTCAGACGGAGACCTCACCCAATTGGTTTCAGAAAACACACAAATTTACAATCCGTCTCACGGAAAGTTATACAAACAAAATGATACGATAGTTTATGACAAAGAAGACATCTTAATTGAAAACGTTAGGTTGGTTAAGATGATATGTGGTGATTCGTCAGACAACATTGCAGGAATAAAAGGAATGGGCGTTAAAAGATTTCTATCTTTTTTCCCTGAACTTAGAACCGAATCAATATCCGTTCAACAAGTTAAAGAAAGGAGTGAACTTCTTTTTGAACGAGACAAACACAACAAATTAATTACAAATTTACTAACAGGTGTTACTAAACACGGAGTATTTGGGGAAGAGTTCTTTGACGTAAACAATCGTATCGTGAGTTTGGATGAACCTTTTTTAAGTGATGAGGCGAAAGAAAACATTGACCTTCTAATAAACGAGTCATTAGACCAAGAAGGAAGATCTTATAAAAACGCAATGAAAATGATGATGGACGACGGACTGTTTAATATGTTACCCAAATCAGATGACGCATGGACAAAATTCTTAAATCCATTCTTACGTTTAACAAGAAAAGAAAAAAATAAAATAAAAACAAAAACAATTAAAGTAAAAACCAATGAGTAGAGATTACCAAAACCAAGACAACATTACGAAATTTGAATTTCTTTTGTCTTTAGAAGGACACATTGTGTGTCAGAGATTTTTTAATGTGAGAGACCACGTTGACCAAGCAAGACGTTCAATGGACCTTCACTACTATATAAAAAATATTTGTGAAGATATTTCACACGATTTGAAAATAAAAAGTTCCAACTATCTATGTGAAAATCAAAACTATATCCTCAATATGGAGTCTGTGGAAAGTGATGAAACTAAAGAAAAAGAACATTTTTTAATGGAAATTAAGTTGGGGGACGATGTATTTATTCAAAGGATATTCCCCGCATATTATTACCATCCGAAGGTAAGATATACGGTAGACATTCGTCCGAGATTGAAAACAATTTTGTCAGATTTAACTGACATTTTATCAACCGAAGAATTAGAGACGAAATATCTACAATACGAATTATAATTTAAAACATATATAAAAAATAAACATGGAAGAAAGGAATTTTGGGTATTTGGGATTTTCGTTTCAACAATCCCTTATAAAGGCAATTATTGAAGATAAGAAATATGGTGAGACCATTATTGATGTATTAGAAAGTAAATTTTTTGACAATAGTTCATTCAAATTTATTATGGAAAATACTAAGGAATTATATAAAGCGTATAATAAAATTCCCGATTACAATACACTGGCACAGAAAATCATGGCTGAAGGTGGTAACAAAGATTCTTCCAAAGTTCACGTAGATACATTAGAGGCAATTAAAAATAATGAATCACAAATTGAGTATGTAAAAGACACAGCACTTAATTTCTGTAAACAACAAAACTTGAAAAGAGAGTTAAAAAGTGTACAGAGTATTATTGAAAGTGGTGAATTTGAAGCGTATAATAAGATTGAAGAAATTATTCAAAAAGCATTACAAGTTGGTATTTCTAATGATGAAACAACTGACGTATTCCACGATATTGATGCGGCATTAGAACAGGACTTTAGACAACCAATTCCAACAGGTATTGTAGGAATTGACAACTTACTTAAAGGAGGTCTTGGACTTGGTGAATTAGGTGTTGTATTAGCACCGACTGGTACTGGTAAAACTACTTTACTTACTAAATTTGCAAATACGGCATATAACTTAGGTCTTAATGTAGTTCAAATATTTTTTGAAGATAATCCAGGTAATATTAAAAGAAAACACTATACGATTTGGTCTGAAATTGCACCTGATCAACAACCTGAATTTAGAGATATGGTTAAGGAAAAAGTTGAAGAGGCACAAACAAGATCAAAAGGTAGTTTGAAATTATTGAAATTGGCAAGTGATAATGTAACAGTTTCTGAAATTAAAAATAAAATCAGAAAAATGAATTCAGATGGGATTAAGGTGGATTTATTAGTGTTGGATTATGTTGATTGTATTTCATCTGATAAATCAACAAATGGTGAAGAATGGAAAGGAGAAGGTTCAGTTATGAGAAGTTTGGAATCTATGACAGGTGAATTTGATATGGCAATATGGACAGCAACACAAGGTAACCGTGAATCTATTTCAAGTGAAGTTGTTACAGGAGATCAAATGGGAGGTTCAATTAAGAAAGCTCAAATTGCTCACGTTATATTATCTATTGGTAAAACATTAGAACAAAAAGAACATAACTTGGCAACACTTACATTATTGAAATCACGTATCGGTAAAGATGGTGTGGTATTTCAAAACTGTAAATTTAATAATGAATTTTTAGTTATTGATACAGAATCACAAAATACCTTATTAGGTCATGAACAAGATGAGGTACAAAAAAGAGCTAATAGAGTTGCCGAAGTTTACAAAAAGGCACAAGAGAAGAAGACACAAATAATAAGTAAATAAAAAAAAACAAAGTTTAGAAATGCAGAAAGGTAAAAAATTTCTGAGTGACTTGAAGTTACACTCGGATTATTTCAAATGGTTGGAAGATAAAGGAAGATATGAAACATGGGAAGACGCATGTGAAAATATTATAGATGGACACAGAAAAAAATATGTAGAATATGCAGATGCAATTGAACCATATTTACAATCTGCTGTTGAGAGCATGAAAGATCAAGCTGTATTAGCTTCACAAAGAAACTTACAATACAGACACGAACAAATTATGAAACATAACACGAGAATGTTTAACTGCACATCAGGACACATTGCTCGTAATAGAGTATTCCAAGAGATTTTCTATTTGGCATTATCTGGTTGTGGTTTTGGTGGAGGATTATCAATCCCATTTGTTAATAACTTGAGTAAAATTCAAAAAAGAACTTTAGGTACTAAAACATATGTAATTGAGGATAGTATTGAAGGATGGGCAAACTCATTAGGTGTTATAATGTCATCATATTTTGTTGATGAACAACCTTTTCCTGAATTTGCTGGATATGAAGTAAAATTTGATTATTCACAAATCAGAGAAAAAGGAGCATTCATTAGTGGTGGTTTTAAAGCACCTGGTCCTGAAGGGTTAAAACAATCTTTAGAAAAGATTGAAGCGTTAATTGAAAAGTGGTTAACTAATGAAGGAAGTAAAATCAGACCAATTTTAGCTTTTGATATTATTTGTCATTCTGCGGATGCTGTATTATCGGGTGGTGTTAGACGTTCGGCGTTGAATATGATTGTTGACCCTAACGATGATGAAATGATTCACGCTAAGACTGGTAATTGGAGAATGGAAAATCCACAAAGAGGTCGTAGTAATAACTCAGTATTATTATTAAGAAGTGAAGTTAAAAAAGAACAGTTCAATTACTTAGTACAACTTAATGATGGTGCAAATGATATTGGTTTTGTATTTGCCAATAGTTGGTTTGACATGTTTAATCCATGTTTTGAAATTTTAAAAATCCCTGTATTAGATACTGTAGATTTTTCTAAAATCAAATATGAAGATGTTGAAGAATATGTAAAAAACAATAAAGAAAAATTTGGTATTCAAGGTTGTAATTTAACTGAAATTAATGCGGAGAAAGCAACAACAAAAGATAAATTTTTAAAAGCTTGTAAAGATGCATCAATCTTAGGTACATTACAAGCGGGTTATACAAGTTTTCCTTACTTAGGTGAAACAAGTAGAAAGATTTTTGAAAGAGAGGCTTTATTGGGTGTTAGTATTACAGGTTGGATGAACAATCCAAAATTATTCAACGCAGAATTATTAGAAGAAGGTGCTCAAATGGTAAAAGACACAAATAAAGAAGTTGCCGCGGTAATTGGTATTAACCAAGCAGCAAGAACAACTTGTGTAAAACCATCAGGTAATGCGTCCGTTGTATTAGGAACTGCGTCAGGTATTCACCCTGAACACTCTGAAAAGTATTTCCGTATTATGCAATTGAATAAAGAAAGTAACACCGCAAAATGGTTAGTTGATAATATGGGATTCTTATTAGAAGAAAGTGTATGGTCGTCAACTAAATCAGATTATGTTGTTTTTGTTCCTGTTGAAAATCCAAAAGTTGGTTTATTCAAAAAGGATATGAAAGGAATTAAACATCTTGAATTAATTAAGTTAGTTCAACAACATTGGGTAAATGCTGGAACTAATCACGAATTATGTGCTTATAAAGGAGTTAATCATAATACATCTTGTACCGTTATTATAGATGATAAAGATGCGATTGTTGATTACATTTGGGAAGAAAGAGATTTCTTTACCGCGGTAAGTTTTATGTCAGATTACGGAGATAAGGATTTTAACCAAGCACCATTTACATCGGTATTGAATTTGGAAGATATCATTGAACAATATGGTAAAGGTTCAATTTTAGCATCAGGTTTAATTATTGATGGTTTACATTACTTTAATCAAAACTTATGGTTAGCTTGTGATACTTTATTAGATAGAAGTATAACTTTAACAGGAACAAG